CTTTTTTAACAATATTTTAAAAATAATGTGTGATTCTTGCTACTTGACCACTATTCTTCTCATGTAAAAAGCCCTCTACAGCTTTAGGAACCCCAGTAAAACCTTTACGACTGTGCCAACTGTCTGTGCCTGATGGACTTCTTAGGTATTCTACAGTAACACCAACGTAATCTTTAGCATCTAACCACTTGTGTTTTACTTTGTGATGTAAATGATGTAAGTAAAAATACCTATACTTAGTGTCTGCCCACATCTTAGGTCTTTCTTGTGCCATAAGCAGAGGTAGATTAACCATCTTAGCACCATCACCATGCTCTAAACCAATTAGATTACTACCATACTGGTAGTATTTTCTATGAGCTACACTAATATCAAAATCTACATCATCATCTTTTCTAAACCAACTCTTTAAAGCATGAGCCAAGTGAAAACCTGATTGATAATCGTGATTACTCATACTGTGTAATACATCTACTGGTGCAATATGTCTTAGCATCTCTATACATTTTACATATAACATAAGAGCAACCTCAAAATGCTCCCACCATTTACCATCTACATCTTGTCTTGTACCTGCAGTAGTTTGGTTGTACACATTATCAATATGTAAAATATCGTTTCCTATGCAAAATAATACCTTTTCTATACCAAAACCTGCAGACTTCTCTAAAAGTCCTTGTATGCCCTCTAAAACCCTCTCTACAGCAGTTTCACAGTCATATCCATTGCCTGTTTCTAATTCTTTAGCATATTTGCCAATATGTATGTCGGCAGGATTGATAACAAGTAGGTGATCATTTTCAAAATCTCTATCTATTTTTTTGTAGGTTGGTGAGTAATCTTCTATAAGACTTTTTATCTTATCTAATATTTGCTCTTCATCTAAACCATACTCTTGTTTTGTAACTATAGAGAATCTCAGTTCTCCACCCATGTTTTGCCAATGCTTGACACTAACAACATCTTCTTTGTTTATACCTCGTTCTTTTAAATGTAACTCTAAAGCTGTATTGCCATTGATGTTTTCTACATCTATACCCCTAGATTCATTTATTAATTCTACTTCTTCAGCAGAAAGTCTTAATCTTTTACCTTTTAATTTTGTCATGTTTTTGATTTTTAGTTTTGCTAAATGTAAGCAAAATATTAGGTGCTTCTAAAACAAAAATGGGATGTTATTAACACCCCACTCTTGAAACTAAAAACAATTATCCAACCAGAAAGGTTGATAGAAGCACAAATGTAACTAATTTTTTAAATTACAATTACACTTTTCACAATTTTTTTCAAATACTGAAAACAGTAATGGTAAGACTGCTAAAAAACTTAAACCCAAATTCATATATGTGATGCCATTTAACGATATATCTGCACTAGCAGCTATAACTAACACCCCACTTATTGTTCTCTTAGAAGAATACTTACCCTTAGTGTCTTTAAACAATTCTAAAACTGACTTAACAATTTCAGTAATTGGACTTATAGCTTGTTTAACCAAGCTACCAGTAATCATATCTACTATTTTACTCATTATTTCTTGATGTCAGCAATTCCCTGACCTAGAATTAAAGTAAGTATCGCATAGTAAACTTTCTCTACTTCTGCTTCTGATAGACCTAGCTTTGCTGCTGCAAATGGAACAAATACTGCAGATACTGCATACCAAAACTTTTTTGAGTCAAACATTTTTTTTAACATTTCCATAATTTATTTATTTTAATTATTAATTAATACAACCAGATAACTGGCTGAACCTTATCTTGATCTGAATCTACATGAATGAATCCACCTTCTTTACTCAAACCAATTCTTACAAATCCTGCTTCTGCTAGTCCACTTATAATCAATGCTCTTTGATAGCTATCTTTACATTCTATATCACAAGCTATTCCTTTTATATGTGAACTGCTAGGATTTTTTATTGACAGGGGGTGATTTGGACACCTGTACCCTGATGTTATTTTATATTTAATATTACTGAAAGACCTAGCTCTATCTAAATCTTCTATAAAATCTAAGTTCATCATGTTAGTCTTACAACCACACTTACAAGTAAACTCACTTTTTTTAAAGTAACTAAATGTCATTATTTACCTTGTCCTCTTTTTGGTTTCTTATAACCATTCTGACTTTTACTAGAATTTTTAGAATGAACTCCTTTACGTTTCTTATTCTTAGTCTTTCTAAAAGTAAAAACTATTTTAGCCATACTAAGCTGTTACAGCAATAAATTCTACATCACAAGCTGCTGTATCTGATTTAGCTGCAACTAATGTTATATCTGCTAAAGCACCAAATGTAGTTCCTGTAGCTGCATCCATCTCATTATTCATGAGCATCATGCTCTCACCTGCTGCAAGTTTATACCAAAAACTATCAGCACCATTATATACTCTTAATGTAATGAAGTTAGTATCATCTAAATTAGTAACTCTAAAGTAAGCATAATCTGCTGCAACTCCTGTACCTGCATCATCTGCTGCACCCCAGTTAAACAAAGTTTTTTCTGTAGTAGCTACATTCATAATTCTTTGATCTACCTGACCTTTAGATGTGAATGTTTTCTCTACAGTATTACCATATGCCACACCATTCAAAGTGTATGATTCTACTATAGTTACTGTTAAATTTGCTGCTGTTACTGTACTTGCCATATTATTTTTTTGTTTTTGTAAATTTATAAATTGAGAATCCTATTGCCATTAATAAAGAAACTGTTGTTAGTATTTCATTAAATGATGCTAACGATATTCCTATTGCTCCTGCGTTTGCCATTCCCACCTGTATCGTATCTTCAATTGTATCTTTCATTTTATTTAGTTTATTAATTGTCATATCCGACTTGTATACCTAACTTAAAATATGTTGTTGCTGCTGTTGATGCTTTTACCATTGCAAATAATACATCTCCTGCTGCTAAACTTGTTTCTGGAGTTAAGTTTCTAGTTACTTGTAAATTATCGTTACTTGATTGTCCTGTTATTGTTAATTCGTTTAATAATACTGGATCAATAGCACCAGTATTTCCTGCTACAAATGTCATCTTACATAAAGCTACTGTTATTGTTGCTGCTGTAGTAGCATTTCCCCACATATATATTGTGTTTAAATTACAAGCATTGTGCATAACAAAAGATTTTACTTTAAAAAAATCACCTATATCTAAACCTGTTTGCCCAACAGTTCCTGCACCATAGTCTTGGTTATATTCGTTTGGTGATTGACCATCAGTCATATTTGCACCATAGTGATAATTAGAATTTCCTAATGTAGCATAACCCTGTATGTCAAATGTATCGGTTTTTATTAGGTTTTTCTTTGTCCAAATTAAACTACCATCTGTATTACCTGCACCTGTACCTGTAGACTTGCTACATAAAGTGTCGTTAAAAGCAGACTCAAAACCTTTTGGGTTGTGTCTGTTTACATCTGTTAAATTTTTGTGTTCGTTAGCAGCCATATTTATTTAAGTAATCTTTAAACCTATCATCTAAGTTATTTTTTTCTTTGTCTATTTGGTCAAGTTTTTTTATTGCCCATTCTACACCACTCGTTCCTCCCCAAGCATCCCACATTATACCTCCACAACCTTCATCATATGGCACATCTTTATGTTGTTGATGTCTTTTAAAACTTGCCATACGAGCTATAGTATCTCTTGATAAACTTTCTCTATTAGCTAATTGCCTAGCCCTTGTCCAACCAACTTGTGTACCACAAGAACTACCATTTTCTTCTTTATACTTTATTGCTCTTTTTGCATTGTTAGTAGCTGATTGTGGATAGTCATTGTATGTCTTTGCATAATAGTCTTTGTTGGCAGTTTCACACGATTCTTTAGAATCATACTGACAATTACCAGTTTCTCCAAATCTCCACATTCCATTTTCACATTCGTAACAAGGCATATCTTTATCTTTTAACAGTCATCACAAGGACAGAAATCTCTCCAACTATTGTAATTGTACGTTCTTGGTCGTGAGTAAATACTGTCATACATTATTATTCCATGATTCTTATAAGCATAACCCCTTGCAGGTCTATCTGATTCATAAGTAGGATATAAACCATTTTGGTCAGAATCTTCCATATAGTCTAGCATATCTTGTAAATAAATCTCAGACTTTCTATATGTATCTTGCTTATATGCATTAAGCTCTGAAGGGTCTACTATAGTAGCAAACTCATCTACATTGTGTACAATACCCATGCTACTACTATTGCTTTGTACCTCATTAATAACCTCAAATCTTACAAACCAACAAAGACATCTTGTAAGAAAGTCATCCATTAAAGTTTGATTAGCAACGGTTAAAGTGCCATTATTATGCTGAGTTTTTAACTCTTCGTAAAACTTTTTACCTAAAGCAGGTTTTAAATGTGCTAGTTCTGTAAGTAGTATAGTATTATTAGATATTAAAGCAGTATCAGTATTAGCATTTGTAAAACTATTACTGATAACTTCTCCTGCAGTTACTAAAGGTATGTATTGATTTACGTTTGCCATATTATTGTTCTTGGTTTTCTGATTCTACTTCGGTTACTTGTAATTCGCTTTCACTATCTCCAATACCATCTTGGTCATCATCTCTTGTAACAATAATTTGCTCTCTATCTGTCAAGAACATATTACCCTCTTCTAGCATTGGGAAATCTTCATCTAACATCTTTCTCTGCTCATTGATAGTAAGTATCTTAGTAGGATCAAGCTGAGTAGCAAATGATACTGGTGGCTCGTATTGTATTAATAATTCTTCTGAGATAAAACCCATCTCTTTGTTTAGTATATCTTTTATACCATCTAAAATTAAATCAGAAGTATCTTTAATTACAGTTGTCATTGCCATATCATAAGCAATTCTAATCTCACTACCTGTGTTGTTCATCTTACCAGAACTAACAATACCTGCAAGTGCAGGTTGCCATCTATGTGCAGTAATAATATTTTGGTCAGTAATTTTTTGTAAATCTAACCAACTACCATCTTGGTCATCTTTTATAATAGAAACATTCGCAGGTGAAGTATCTCCATTCTTTACAATAAACATTATTTTTCCATTGTTTCCTTCTCCAACAAACTTTTTTTGTGCTTCTTTAACCAGTTTTTTCGCTTCTTCTTCACCCATGTCACCAGAGATTTCAACGATTGCAGATGGCTGAAAACCATTTTGGAATTTTGTATGATTCCACTTGCCGATTTCGTAATCAACTGCGATATGATCCAATGCAGCAACATAGTCAGGTAAGCCATAGTAAGTAAATGTTGGTTCGTAATCTTTAAAATGCATCACAAATCTTTTACCTTTAACATTTGGATATAGAGGTATAGTCTGTGTTTTGTCTTTCATAGTATTGTACTTTGCCCAATCTGGGTGTACATATACTTCTTTCTTGTTTTTAGCCATTCTAACAGTAGTTGCATCTATATGGTATAGGTTTACCCCACCATCATATAAAACACCTTCTACATAAGCATTTCCAAAAGTGTAATAGTCATCAGCTAATTTCTTGTAAACTTGTCTAAGAGTTTCTTTGTTAGCATTTACATCTTTTATGTATGCTTGTATTTCTTGATTGCTTGTAACAAACTTAGCACCACTTGTAAATACAGTCTTTTGTGCAAGTACACTTCTATGTGTAGATGACTTACGTTTAAGCTCTGCTAAATATTGTGGAAATAAATTGTTGTTACCAAAAGGGATATACTTAGTAAGTACCCTTGATATATCTTGTGGTTCTTCTACGTTCTGTGGTACTGCTAAATCAAAAACACCAAACTCAAAAGTATTACTCTTTTGTTGAGTCTGCTTTCTTACTTGACTTTTTCTTGCTTGTTTTTTCTGACTCATCTTTTGTTTTTGTTATTTTTTCTATTAAATTATTTAAACCTACTTCTTCATAAGCATAAGCCAATTCTTCTTGTGTCGCTGTTGCCCAAGTAATTTTAAAATCTCCTTTGTAAGTTGAACCAGAAGATAGTTTTGCTTTGTATGTTGCCATAATTGTATAAATTTTTAAGTGTGATAAATCTACAATTTTTTTGTTGCAATCACACATATTAAAAAAAAGATATTAATAGGATTTACAAAACCTAAGTTTCTACCTATTATTTATCTAATTAGTATTAAGCTCCAGTAGTTGCAGTTAATGTAGAAGTATCTACAGTAATTGTACCTGCATACTCTCTTGGCAATTCAAATTGTCTTGCCATTAAACTAACTGTTATACCATTCTCATCAGAATAAGCTGCTCCAGTTCCACCTTCCATACTTGCTAAATTCAAGAATGTTTGATTTTTTGAAGGAACATCTTCATTAGCATATTTCTCACTAACACCTAAGACAAATGCTTTGTCATTAGTGTCAATAGCAA